CAGCCGCAGCCGACAGCGCCTCAGCCAGCTTCCCGCCCGCAACGCTTGCGTCGTACATGCCGACATCGAGATAGCGCAACACTTCATTGACGCCGACAAGGTTGCCGACGAAGGCTTGCATGCCCGCCAGATCGAGCTCCAAGCCGGTGCTGAACACCTTGTTCAGCTCGGCCGTCATGGCATCGGCAGCGGAGCCGAACCATTCAGCAATGGCCTGCTGGATTTCCTCCTCGGTTTTGCCCTTGGTGCTGATTTTCTCCCGAGCGAGCTTCAGTCCGTCTAGAGATCCCTCCTCAACCGTCAGGCTCAGCGAGGCAAACAGATCGGCAACGCCGGCCTGTGTGGCGTCGTAGGTTTCCTGCAGCGCCGCGGCCGTCTCAGGATCGAGGTTGCGGAACTTCGTGCGCTTCTTGCTGCTGCTGAACCAGCCTCCCTTCTTCTTCTGGTCCTCGTAGGACTGGCCGAGGAAATCGCCGTTGGCCACGCTGAACGCCAAGCCGTAGTTCTTGGTTTCCCAGCCGCCGCCGAAAACCGAACTCATCAGGCCGCCGATGGTGGCGACCGGGATTCGCAGCGCCTTCGAGAGGAAGCTGCTATCGCCAAAAACCTTGGTGATACCGTTCTCGTAGGCGTTGATCACCTTCGCGCCGAGCCGAACGCCAGCAAACTCGTCGTCGAAATCCTTCGGCTTGAAGTCGTAGCCGTCCGAGATCGCTCCGTAGCCCTTGATTGCCATGTACAGGCCGGCAATCGGGCCGACGATGGCGCCTAGGTTTCCAAGCATCCCAGACAGGTTGCCGCCGACGCCTGCTTGCGCTCCGGCATATGCGGCATTGCCAACCTGCCCCGACACGAGTGATTGGCCGTAGCCGAACCCCGTGCCGGCAGCAGAGCCAGCTCCGGCCGCCGCAGAACCGCCAAACCAGCCTGAAACCGTGCCCCACGCCGACGACGCCAGGTTGCCGTAGTAACCGGCCGCACCCTGTAGCCCGCCCATGATGCCGCCCGACTGATACCCAGCCAGAGCAGCCGGGCCGACGCCGGTAAACATGCTGTACGCAGTCTGGCCGTAGTTGAGCAGCTTGCCGAAATCAAGGCCGCCGCCACCAGAACCGCCGCCGAGCAGCGAGCCCCAAATGCCATTGTTGCCCTGCGTGCCGCCGCCAATCCCCAGCGACGCCCCGATCTGCATGATGATCGGCTTGGTGATGGCCATGTGAGCCAGCTCGGCCAGCATCTGCTTAAAGGCGTCAGTGAGCGAGTCGCGGAACGAGCTGAAGCCGTCCCCGATGTTGCGCCAGGCGTCAGCAAAGGCCGCATCAACGCGGTCTAGCGCGCCTTCGGTCCACTTGGCCCATTCGGAGGTGGCGCGGGTGTTTTCTTCGTACTCCTTGCCGAGCAACGGCAGCAGCTTGTTGTATTCCTCCAGCGAAAGCCGGCCCTCATCGACCGCTTTCTTGAGGAAGTCTTGCTCGTCCGCGAAGTCGCGCGCCGCCTTGCCTGCGGGGTCTAGGCGATCACGCACGGATTCCAACTGGTCGTCGATTTTTTTGATCGCCGCCGCAGCTTCGTCTGCTTGCTTGTTGTGCTTGTCCCAGATCGGCTTGTTCAGGTCGGTGTACAGCCCCTGGACGACCTTCTGGTATTGCTCGGTGGTGTACTTGCCATTGAGCAGCGCTTCGTCCGCGAGCTTGATGCCCTTTTCGTACTCAGCCTGGGCCTTGGCGGCGGGGTCGTATTTGTTCGCGAGGTCTTGGAGGGCCTTGGCCTGCTCTTTCAGGCTTTGGCTGTAATCAAGGCCGGCTTTTTGCGCCTCGAGCTTGGCATCTTTTTCCTCTGCATACTTGAGCAGCGCCGCTTGTTGCGCCTCTGTCAGCGTGCCTAGTTCGCCTTTTTCGATAGCGTACCGAACCTTGGCTACTTCTGAGTTTACGCCCTGCAGCGCCGCCGACTCTTTGAGCTTGGCTAGGTACTTGTCGTATTGCTCATTGATCACCGGGGCGTTTGCGCTTATCTCCCGGCCTTCCTCTTTCAGCTGTTGAATTCGCCGGTTTTGAATTTCGACGATCTCAGCATTCAGCTGCTTTAGGCTATTTTCAAAAGAGGCACGCTCCTTGTCAGACAGCAAGGTGCGGCGCTGCGCCTGCTCATAGCGAAGCTGAATCTGCGCGCGCTCTGCAACCAGCTCATTCAGGCGCTCGAAATCTGTAAGGTCGCCAGCGGTTAACCGAACACCCTTTGCTAGGGTGTCTAGAAATTTTGCGAGAAACCGTGAGCCGCCAATAGCGCTATCAAGCGAGGAAATTGCACGGCCAAGGTCGTTAGTTAGAGCCGCTGATGCTTGGTTTACGGTGCGCGGCAGCTTGGCGAACTCGGCGTCAACGTCATAGGCCCGGCGCTGAATTGCGCCAAGCACCTTGTCCGCTGTCAGCTCGCCATCGAGCATCATCTGCCTCAGCTCGCCGAACGGCACGCCCAGGCCTCGGGCAATTTCGCGGGCAAGCTCCGGCATCCCTTCGATGACCGAGTTGAACTCTTCTGCGCGCAGCACGCCGCCCGCTAGGCCTTGGCCAAGCTGACGCAACGCATTGGAGACTTCTTGTGCGGAGCTTCCGCCAATTGTGCCGATTTTTTGCAGGGTATCGGTCAGGCGGACAACCTGAGCGTCTGTCGCGCCCATTTCCTGTAGCGTGCCGGTCAGCGACTCCCACAGCTTTACCGTCTCGCCAAGGCTTGTTCCGCTATTGCGCGCAACTTCAGCGAGGCGTGCATAGGTCACCGCGGCCTCGGCGGTACCGCCAGAAAGGCGCTTTACGCGAGCCTCCAGCAGCGTGAACTCTTCGCCAAGCTGCTGCGTGCGGCGCAAGGCCTCGATAGTGGCGAGACCCGCCAGCGCGGGCGCCAGGGTTCGGATAGCCGAGGCGGCTTTGCCCGCGCCCGTTTCAAGACGGCCAAACGCCCCGTCAACCTTGGACAGCTGCTTGTCGATGCCTTTAGTTGCATTGCCGACGGCCGCGTCCGCGCGCTTCATCTCTGCTCTCAGTTGAGCAGTTGTGGCCTCGATTCGTACGAGCATGCCCTGGACGTCTTGAGCGGCCATCTTCTTCACCTTTTCGCGGACAATAAAAAACCCGCCGAAGCGGGTTTGTGGTGTTCTTGCAGAAGTTAAGTCTGCTTTTTCGCCGAAGCTGACCAGATCAGCGCGCCTACCCAGCCGAGTAGCGTCCAGCCGAGGAACAGGTTCAGCAGCATGATTGACGCGGCGTTTTGATGGTCACGCTTGTACGCAACCAGCCCCGGCAAGAAGTAGACAGCGACCATTGCCGCCAGCATGAGGAATTCCATAGACCGCGCCTCCCTAGTAGAAAGGCCAAGCGTACCAAAATGCCAGCAGCACGGCGCATCCTGTACGCATGGCCACTTCCGCAGACAGTGGCCCAGTGATAGCGTCGTGCTTTTCCAACCAAGGAGAGGTCGTGTTCGACTTCCTGCGCAAACTCAAAAGCCCTGCCGGCCCAGCGCGCCAGCCATCGTCGCAGTTCGTCTGCGCTGTAGTCGGAGAGTCTCATAAAAACCGCGACGGCGAATCCCGGCAATCACTCATCAAGCGGCTGGTCAAAGTCGGGATGCCCGCGCAGCTGATCCACGAGCCGGACAACCCAGCCGACAAAAACGCCGTAGCGGTATTCATCGCTGGCAAGCAGATCGGTTATCTGAAACGCGACGTCGCCAAGTGGCACGTCAAGCGGCTGGATCGCGGCGACGAGGCAAACGCCATCGTTCACGGCGTGCATGGCGGCACACGAGACAAGCCGTCAATAGGCGTGACGCTTGAGGTCAGTGTTTACGAGTAGCACTACTTCCCAGCACCGCGCAGCAGCGCCTTCATCTGCTCGGGCTTGCGTGCGTTGCCGTCGTCTTCCTTCTTGCCTTGCCCGAACGGATTGGTGGCTTGCAGGAACTGAATCTTTGACTCATACGCCAGCAGGATTTCAGGGATCGGCGTCGACCACGCTACATCGGGCGCCCATCCGAGCCAGCCGGTAGCCAGCCCGTAGAGATGATCGACGTAACTGCCGTCCTTTACGGCGCTTTGCTTGCCCGAGTCTTTTTTACGTTTCCCGACTCTTCCTCTGGCTTGGCGTCAGAGGGGTTGAGCAGCGCAACAACATATGGCACGACCTGGGCGGTCACGTCAGCCACGCCAGCAGCGAAAACGGCCTCTGGCACTTCCTTTGACTCTTTCGGGGAAAGGTTCGCGCCGGCAACGATGATATGGCTTACCACATCCACGCTCAGCGAGCCGAGGCCGTCGAGCGCCGGGCGCAGACCGCCGAAACGCTGCTCGATCTTGCGGACAGCGGCCAGGGTCGGTTCCAGTTCGAACTCGAACTCGCCAACGGTCACGGTGGTCTTGCCGTACAGGGTCTTGCTTGTCATGGGTAACTCCAGAATTCAGGGGATGCGCGGCCCGGTTGAGCCGCGCTGATCGGCTTACGGGGCCGGGATTTCCAACACTTCGGTGCCGATGGCAATACTGATGTTGGCCTTGACGATCTCGTCAGCCGAGCCCGCGGAGATGCGGCGAGACATGACCTTGCCGGAGAAGTAGAAAACGTCGCCGTCTTCGAACTCGATCTTGAAGTTGTAGTCAGTCGAGCCTTCGTCCTTCAGGGCGGTATTGAGCGCGGTCTGGCCGGCATCACCGGAGTCGAAACCTACGGTCAGCTGGATATCGCCAGCGTCATAGGTGCCCTTGAACTTGCGAACGCGACGGTTCGCCAAGGCGGTAAAGGTGGAAGCGGAAACTTCGTCGCCGAACTCGCCGATCGATTCGACCTCACCAACCGCGACGTAGGTGTCAGCGGCGTAGGTAGTGGCGTCATTGGCCGGGGCTTTGGTGCCGATGCTAAAGACGGCGCCGGCTGCGGTATTTACGGGCATGGGTAGTCCTCCAAAGGACATTGGATGTAGCCGCAGTGCGGCAGGGTTTGGGATTTGGTTACTGCTGGGTGATGACTCGAACGGTCACGGAACCCTGGAAGGTCACGCCGTCGGCGTCTCGGTTGGCGCTCATGCGCTCGATGCGGACCGACACGGCCCGGCCATCACTGAGGATCAGCGGGCGCTCATCGAGCGACGCTTCGATCTCGGCGTTGATGCGCTTCACTTCGGCCTGGCCTCGGTAATTGCTCCAGACGGACAGGTAGATGAATCGGTTGGCGCGTTTGCGGCCGCTGATGACGCTCGAATTGGTCATCTGCTCGCTGTCTATCGTGACGTATGGCGGCGCAGTGTCCATTGGCACGGCGTCGTATACCGGCACGCTGAGTTCGTCGCTTAGGCGGGCGTATAGCGCGGCCTGTAGCGGTATCGCTGGGTCAGCCATCTGCACTCCTCGCCGCCTTGTCCAGAGTCGAAGCAATTGCCTCGCTCAACAATTTGCGGATCTCGTCTTTGTTTAGGTCGTAGGATGGCCGGATGAACGGGTGCGCCGGCCGGGCTGGAATGTCGGGCGCGTAGCCGAAGAAGCTGGAGCCGTCAGACTTGTTCGTCGGGTTCTTGCCGGCCTTGCCTTCGCGGCCCTTGGTGCCGTACTCAATGAAGCGCAGGAAGAAGAAACGGCGCGACTTCTTTTTGCCCCTGATACCGATCTGCGCGTCGAGGCCACTTTTCGAGACGAATGCCTCAAGTGCTGCCGCCGACTCGCCGGTATCTTTCGGGATGAGCTGCCGCTGTGTCTCCAGAACCAAATCCGCCGCTTTCTGCATCGCTGGACGCAGGTCCGACTCCATCTGGTTGCCGATGCGACGAAGCACGCCCCGGAGCTTGAAGTCGCCGCGCACCGAAGATCGTCTGGCCATGCGCCCTCCTACGGATTCGCCACGGACGAACACAGCAACTGCATCATGTCGCGCTCATTGCTGGGCAGGACCGCTTCTATCCGGTAGGTGATGGCGCCATCGACCAGCCGACGCCCCGCTACGAAGTCAGCAGACGGACGCACGCGAATCTCCGCAGACACAACAGCAGTCAGCTGCTGCGCCACATTCGAGACGCGACCCGTTGGCGTGGTGATTTCGCACCAGACCTGGCGAATCTCTGCCCAGCCATCGACGTAACCGCCCATGCCGTCTGGTGTGCGCTGCTCGGATTGCAGGCTGCAACGGTGCCTAAGCTTTCCGGCTCTCATACGCAGGCCCACCGATGCGGCATCCATAGCGATTTGGTGGCCATGGGCATCTTCGAGACGGAAACCCCTACAGCGGCCGATTCACGGTTGGCGTACCAATGGCCGATCAGCAGGAGCGCGCCTTGCTCGATGGATTTGGTGATGGGCAGGTGGTTTTCCACCGTTTCGGGCAGGACGGTAACCAGCTTTCGGTTGGTCCACGCCTCGAACGCGCTGATTGCCGCGTCTGTGTACGCCTGGATCAGCGCATCTTCATCTGTGCCATCAACGCGCAGATGGCTTTTTACTAACGCGAGGTCGATCATTTTTCGGTGCCTCCCCCGCCAATGTGGCTACTTTCAGGTGATCCACTGCGACGATGGCGCAGCGGTCGGAAACTTCTTGCTCCCCGGTTTCGATGCGCACGACACGATTGCCGTCTGGCGCGAACGGAAAGGCTTGGTGAACCAGAATCTTGGGCATTGCCTACCTCCGAGAAGGAGCGCCCGAAGGCGCCCCTGTCCGGTTACACGCTGAGGGTCAGCACCTTGACCGCCTGCGAGTCGGTCAACATGCCGCCGACGCGCTTGGTGGTGTAGAAGCCGACGTTCGGCTTGTTGGTGTAGGGGTCGCGCAGCACGCGGGTGCCGATGCGATCCACGATGGTGTAGGCGCGGCGGAAATCACCGAAGGCGATGGCGTTCGCGTCTGCGGCCACTTCCGGCATGTCCTCGTTCTCGGTGATGCCGTAGCCCAGAATCTGCGACGGTTGGCCCGCTTCCAGGCCCGGACGCCAGAGGTAGTTGCCCTCGGAGTCTTTCATCA